ATTATATACTATTCCGAGTAATTCTTATCGTAAATTAGATATACAAAATTGTAGTGACCAACGTAATTTTAAAGAAGCAAAAACTGACTTTAAATTTAGTGGAACTTTACGACCCGAACAACAGAAAGTAGCAGATGCATTTTTTAAAAGAAAAGGGAGAGTAACTAGCGGACTCTTTCAAGCACCTTGTGGATGGGGAAAAACATATGTTGGATGTAATATTATAGCTAGAGCCAATTTACCTACATTAATTATGGTTCATACTAAACTTTTATTTAAACAATGGCAGGAAGAACTTCACAAACAATTACCTGGCATTCCTATAGGAACTGTAGGTGATGGTGAATTTAATCTTCAAGAAATTACAGTCGGAATCTATAAAAGTGTATATAATAATTTAACAGCACTAAGTAATCAATTTAGTATGGTAATGGTAGATGAAGCACACTTGTGTCCAGCTGAATTATTTTCCACCGCTCTTAATAATATTAACTGTAAAATTAAAATCGCTGTTACTGCAACCCCTAAAAGAAAAGATGGAAAACATATTGTTTTAGATGATTATTTTACCTCTTTCAAAGTTTATGCTCAAGATTTAAGCAAAAAAGACAATCCTCTAGTAGAATTAATTAACACAGATATTCCTTTCAATGTTTTAGACCCAAAAAGAGATTGGAGCCGTCAAGTAAATAAATTAACTGAACGAAATGAATATATTCGTTTAATTAGTGAAATAGCTACTCAAGATATTGCCAACGGACGTTGCCCTTTAATACTTTCTGATCGAGTAAATATGTTAAAAAATTTACAAAAATTAATTAAAGGAAGCGTTTTGCTTATTGGAGAAACTAAAGAAGAAAATAGAAAAGACATACTAAATAATACAGGTAATAAATATAAAGCTATTTTATCAACTAAAATTTTTGATGAGGGTATTAGTTGTCATCGATTAGATACTTTATATCTTACTTGCCCAAGTAATAATCCAATTAAATTAGAACAAAGAATTGGTAGAATATTACGAGAACATCCAGATAAAAAACACCCTTTAATAAGAGATTTTCAATTACAAGGAACAATTGTTCATAGACAACAACTTAATCGCTTAAACTGGTATCAAGAAAGAGGATTTATATTATGAATTTATTGAAAAAAAAAAGAAATCTTCACTAGAAAAAGAAATAGAAATTTTACTTGAATCTAAGATTAATCCTCAAGTTGCTATGCATGGAGGGCGCATAGAATTTAGAGAATGGGATGCAGATAATGGAATTCTGTATTTATTCTTAAGAGGAGCTTGTAGTGGATGCTCTATGTCAAGTGCAACATTAAAAATGGGTGTAGAAAATATGGTTAAACATTATTTTCCAGAAGTAAAATTAGTAGAAGGAATAGATGACCCAGATTCGGAAGTTGATCCTTATTACTAAATTATGTATTATTTTAATTGGAAAGAATTATGGGTAGACAGTGAAGGGCAACCTGAATCAATCTTGATATTGACACATGCTCTAACTATAGGTTATAATAATATTATTGCTAGTTCAAGTCAACAATTAATGAAGAAACTTTTTATTAATAAAATAGACTTTCAATTATTTAGAACTCGCAAATTAAAGGCATTAAAAAATAATTCTATTTTTAGTGCTTATAAATGTAAAGATAAACAAAGCTACTTTAAAGATAAGGAATTTTTATTTACTACAATAAACCCTAATAATAAAGTAGAATATCTTTATTTATTGAGTAAACGCTCAATAACCAACACAAACCATTACATTCCAAAGAATTATGTATCTTCCAAACATTGGAAAAATACATTCGTCAAAGAACGAACTGATAAATTGGAATTCATTTTAGAATAGGAGAAATACTATGGTAGCTTGGGATAAAGCTAAAGCACCGTCACAAGGTGGCGGAGAACGACGAGAAATTCAACGATTAACTCTCCCCATTGGGGAAACTAAAGTTAGACTGGTAGGGGAAGTAATGCCTCGCTATGTTTACTGGATTACTACTACAGAAGGAAAAAGAATGCCTTTAGAGTGTCTACGATTTGTACGCGAAGAAGAAAAATTTGTAGACACTAATGAAGATCCTTTTAAAGAATTAGGAGCGGATGTTTTTAGTGACAAACCGCAATTTGCATATATCTGTAACATAATTGATAGAAATGATGGTCAAATTAAGATTTTTGACTTGAAAAGCACTATTTATCGTCAAATTGTAGATTTTGCGTCTAATCCAGAATATGGGAATCCCGCACACCCCGAAACTGGTTATGACATTACAATAAAGAAAGAAAAAACAGGTCCACTTCCTCAAAATGTTAAGTATACTTGTTTACCTGCAAGAGCAAGCACGGCTCTTACCGAAGAGGAACAAAAAGCCGAATTATTTGATCTTGGTCGTATTTATAAGCGACAAACTTATGAAGAGCAAAAAAAGTGGATGCTCGAAAATACTGCACTTTTTGCCTCCTCTACAGGAGACGATTTTGTGCCAACTGAAACCGCAGAGGATCTAGATTAAATGAAAAAATATAAGCTCAATGAGTTAGCACAAGCTACTGGGCAAGCACAAGAAATTGGGGAGGCTACGACCTCCCCAACTGCTGCTATACCTACTGCTCCCGTAATTGAACAACCAGTAGGCGGAGCATTTAAAAAAATTGAAAATGGGCAAGTTGTTATTGATATGGATATTATTAGAAAAAATAATATCTTTTTTGCCACTCCCTGTTATGGAGGTCAAATTACCGACCAATACTTTTTAAGCATGTTTAGGCTAACTCAAGAGCTTATTAAGTATAATATTAATTTTCGAATTACAACTCTTAGAAACGAAAGTTTAGTTCCGAGAGCACGTAATATTCTAAATGCTATGTTTTTAGAAGCTAAAGAATGCACTCATTTAATGTTCATTGATGCTGATATTGAATTTGAACCAGAGTCAGTGATACGAATGTTAGCTATGGATAAAGAGTTAATTACAGGAGCCTATCCCAAGAAAACTTTACCAGTAGACTATGCTATTAATTTAAAATTTGCTGATAAAGAAAAAACTCAAGTAAAAGTTGATATGGGAGCAGTCGAAGTACTTGATGCTAGTACTGGATTCTGGTTAATGAAACGTGAAGTAGTAGATAAAATGATTGAAGGATACCCAGAATTATTTTATTTAAATGATAGTAGTATTGACCCTAAATTTAATCAATATTGTTATTCATTTTTTGATACCATTCACGATCCTGATGATAATAGATATCTATCTGAAGATTATACATTTTGTCGTCGATGGCAAAAAATAGGGGGTTCAATTTGGCTTGACCCCAATACAAAACTTAATCATGTAGGTAGTTATACTTTTGAAGGTGATGTTAATAAAATATTTAATTGGGAAGCCGTAAACGGTCCAAAACCACAATAATATGTTAGATAAATATGAAAATAAAGTATTCTCTCAATTTGGAGAAGATGGAATAACAGATTACATTTTCACAAAAATAGGCACAGATAATGAATATTTTGTTGAAATTGGGACTCAAGATGGTAGTGAGTGCAATACACGATTTCTAAGAGAGCAACGTGGATGGACAGGAATACAAATTGATGCCAAATATGAGAACCCACTAATCAATCTTCATAAGCATATGGTTAATAAAGAGAATATTATTTCAATTTTACAATCTTATCAAGTACCTTATAAATTTGACTATTTTTCTCTTGATATTGATGGAATAGATTGGTATATACTTAATGAAATTTTAAACTATTATGAAGTTAGGGCTTTTGTCTGTGAGTATAATGCTTGTTTAGCTGTTAATGTTGACCAAGTTATTCAATACGATCCTAATTTTTGGGATGCTGGCCCTTATAACATTTATCATGGGGCGAGTTTAAAAGCATTTTACAATCTTGCACGGTCAAAATCTTATTCTTTAGTTCATTCTAATGGAGTTAACGCTTTTTTTGTAAACGATAATTATTGGACAGGTGACGAAGATTTTCCAAAAACAAATAACTTAGAAGCTCTTTGGAAAGATTACCCCGAATTTTTAGGATACCGTTTTGTACATGAGCATGAATCCCACGAACATGCTAACTTTAATACATCAGAGTTGCTTCTAGAATTAGAATTATGAAAATTTTACTTTCCGCAGACTGGCATATTGCTCTTCATAAGAAAAAAATTCCAAGCGATTGGCAAGCTAATCGCTTTAGATTATTTTACAAAAAATTATATGAATTAGAACAAGATTGTGATATTCATATTATTGCAGGAGACGTGTTTGATAAAAAACCCGAACCAGATGAAATATGTTTATTTTTAAGTTATATCAATTCAACCTCGATTCCCACATTTATCATACCAGGAAATCATGAAGCAACTAAAAAGGGTTATACTTTTTTATCGCATTTCCATGAAGATAATGCTATTAAAAATTCAAATGTGGAAATTATTACTCAAAATATCCGTAAAGACATTCTCAGTCAAGGATTTCAATTCTTTCCTTATGGAGAAATGCAGACAAATAATTTGCCTAAGCCTATGCCAAATGATATCTTGGTTACGCATATTAGAGGAGAAGTACCTCCGCACATCACTCCTGAGTACGATTTTGAAAAGCTTCGTCCCTGGAAACTCATACTTTTGGGCGATTTACACTTTAATCATCGTTACTTGGATTATCCAGCTTACTATCCTGGTAGCCCTCTAAATGTGTCTTTTGACAGAGACGAAAAAAGACAATATGGAGTAGATATTATAAATTTTAATACAATTAATGATTATTCTGTTGATTTTATTGATTTAAAATTACCTAAACTTCTTCGTAGAACTATTAAAGCAGATGAATCTATGCAAAAAGATGATTATCATCATGTTATCTATGAAATTACAGGAAGTATTGACGAATTATCAAAAATTTCTAATCATGATCAATTAGATAAAAAAATAGCTTTTAAACCAGAAGAATCCTCTAAATTAGAATTAAAAGATTTATCTCTAATGGAAGAATTAAAAGCTTATTTAGAATATATTAAAGTAGATGATACCAATGCGGTAATAACAGAATTTCAAGAGTTAAACATTCAATGATTACTTTAAATAAACTTTCTATCAATAATATGTTTAGTTATGGTCAAAATAATGAAATTGACCTAAGTTCTAATAAAATAACACAATTAACTGCCCCAAATGGAAGTGGAAAATCTTCTATCGCTCTTGTCTTGCAAGAATTACTCTATAGTAAAAATATTAAAGGTATAAAAAAGGCAGATATTCTTAATCGATATGTAAAAGAAGATACTTGGTCAGGAAAACTAGACTTTACAGTTGAAAATAAAAATTATGTCGTTGAAGTTAAAAGAACTAAGAATCAAAGCAAAGTAAAACTGTTTGAACAAACCGATACAAAAACAATAGATTTAACTGAACATAAAATTCCAGATACTTATAAAAAAATACAAGAACTTATTGGTCTCGATTTTGAAATATTTTCACAACTTACCTATCAAAGTAGTACTGATTTATTAGACTTTCTTAAAGCTACCGATACCAATAGAAAAAAGTTTTTAATCAACTTATTTAACCTTGAAAAATATCCAAATATTGGGGAAGTAATCAAATTAAAACTTTCAGAATCGGAAAAAGAGTCTTTTAAATTAGATGGAGAATTAAAAAGTGTAAAAGATTTTTTAAATGATGTTCTCATAGAAGATAAAAAGTCTTTAATTGAAGTACCTATAGTTGATGAAGAAAAAAGAAATCAATTAGCTAGTGCACAAAATAAAATTACTGAATATGAATCTTTATGTAAGAGAATTGATAAAAATAATTTATATATTGGAGAACGTAAAGAATTAAATTTTGATATTTCTTTATCAGAACCGACTAAGATTAACCACATATATCAGCAACAGCAAGAAATAAATGAAGAAGTAAGGTCACTTTCTATACATCAAAAAAATATAAAAAAGTCATTATCTAATTTAGATATAACAGACAAATGCTATACTTGTGGGCAATCAATCGATAATACACAATCAATTCATTTAAAAGATAACTTAGAAGAAGATTTATTTAAAAGTAAATCAAAAAAGTCTGATTTAACACTGAATTTACTTCAAATAGAGGGTAATATTAAAGAATACGAAAATAAGATCAAACACTGGGAAAACAATAAAAAGGCTATTGAAAAATTTGAACAACTTAGCCAGTTTATAGATATCACTATACCTACAGAATATCCTGATTTTAATACATTAAAAAATGAAGTACAAATATTACAAGATGAGTTAAAAATTCAAGAAACTCAAAGAAAAGAATCTATTGAATATAATGAAAAAATAAAAACTCACAATACTAAAGTAGACACCCTAATTGAACAAAAAAGATATTTTTTAGCTAGACAAGAGCTATTAAGTAATGATATAATTAATCTTAAATCAAAAATTAAAAATCTTAATATATTACGAAAAGCATTTAGTACAACTGGAATTGTAGCATTTAAACTTGAGAACTTAACTAAAGAACTTGAAGCTGTTATCAACGATTATCTATCAGATTTATCAGATGGGCAGTTTCAAGTTATTTTTCGTTTAACTGGAGAAAAGTTAAATATTGTAGTCGTTAATAATGGTCAGGAATCACCAATAGAAACAGTTTCTGGAGGAGAATTTAGTAGAATTCAAACTGCTATTTTATTAGCAATTCGTAATGTTTTATCTAAAATTGGAGGAAATTATATAAATCTTCTATTCTTAGATGAAATTACAGGTGTTTTAGACGAGGCTGGAAAAGAAAAATTAATTGATATCTTACAAGAAGAAGATAATTTAAATATTTTTCTTATTTCCCATGATTTTACACACCCATTAATTGATAAAATCACTATTATAAAAGATAACAACATTAGTTGTTTAGAGTAAGGATTACAAATGACAGAAAAAGCTATACACGTTATTAAAAGAAACGGTCACAAAGAATTAATTCATTTAGAAAAAATTCATGTGATGACTAGCGAAGCGTGTGAAGGTTTAAGTGGCGTCAGTGCGTCCCATGTAGAAATGAATAGTGATATTCAATTTTACGATGGAATTAAAACAAGCGATATTCAACAAATTCTTGTAAGAAGTGCAGCAGATTTAATTGATTTAGAAAATCTAAATTATCAATATGTTGCTGCGCGACTGCTTTTATTCGGTTTGCGAAAAGAAGTATTTGGACAATTTGAGTATATTCCCTTAAATGAGTTAATTGAGAAGAATATTACATTAGGAGTTTATGATAAAAATATAAGTCAATGGTATTCTGCAAAGGAATTAGAAAAAATTGATTCATATATTAAACACAAGAGAGATTTTGATTTTACTTATGCTGGTCTAAGACAAGTCATGGATAAATACCTAGTTCAAGATAGATCATCAGGACAAATTTATGAAACTCCTCAATATATGTATATGATGATTGCAGCAACTTTATTTTGCAATTATTCTAAAGAAACTAGATTAAATTTAGTAAAAAGATATTATGATGCTATTTCAACTTTTAAAATTAATATACCAACTCCAGTAATGTCGGGAGTTAGAACTCCAATTAAACAATATGCAAGTTGTGTATTAGTAGACGTTGATGATACTTTATCAAGTATATTTAGTAGTGATAGTGCTATTGGATATTACACAGCTCAACGAGCAGGTATAGGAATTAACGCTGGCCGAATTCGAGCTATAAACTCTAAAATTAGAGATGGTGAAGTCCAGCATACTGGTGTTATTCCTTTTCTTAAAAAGTTTGAATCAACAGTTCGTTGTTGTACACAAAATGGAGTAAGAGGTGGTAATGCTACTGTTCATTTTCCTATTTGGCATAAAGAAATAGAAGATATTATTGTTCTAAAAAATAATAAAGGAACTGAAGATAATAGAGTAAGAAGAATGGATTATTCAATTCAACTTTCTAAATTATTTTATGAAAGATTTATTGAAGATAAAGAAATAACACTTTTTAGTCCACATGATGTTCCAGAATTATATAAAACGTTTGGTTACAATGAAACATTTGATACTCTCTACAAAAAATATGAAAAAGATAAAAGTATAGATAAAAAAACAATCTCTGCAAGAGAACTATTTATGACAATCCTTAAAGAGAGAGCCGAAACTGGGCGTATCTATATTATGAATATTGATCATGTAAATGAGCATAGTTCATTTACAGATAAGGTATATATGAGTAACTTATGTCAAGAAATTACTCTTCCAACAAAACCGATTCAACACATTGATGATTCTAATGGAGAAATTGCTTTATGTATTTTATCAGCTATTAATATTGGTAAATTAAGTTCTTTAGAAGATTTAGAAGAACTTTGCGATTTAGCAGTTAGATCTTTAGAGGAAATTATTGATTATCAAGATTACCCAGTTAAAGCAGCAGAAGAATCAACAAAAGCTCGACGTAGTCTTGGAATTGGTTATATAGGACTAGCACATTATCTTGCTAAAAATAAAGTTAAATACGACGACCCACATGCATGGCAATTAGTAAATGAACTAACAGAAGCTTTTCAGTACAATCTATTAAAAAGTAGTATGGAATTAGCCAAAGAAAAAGGACCATGTAAAGCCTTTAATCAAACAAAATACGCAAAAGGAATATTACCTATTGACACATATAAAAAAGAAATTGATGAATTTCTATCACCGGAGTTAAATTATGATTGGAATAGTTTACGCGAGAGCATTAGAAACCACGGACTACGGCACAGTACACTGTCCACACAAATGCCATCGGAGAGCAGTTCGGTTGTGTCGAACGCCACAAACGGAATCGAACCACCACGGGGGTTCTTGTCAGTTAAGAAATCGAAAAAGGGGCCTCTTAAACAGATTGTTCCGGGCTATTATCACTTGAGAAGTTATTATACATTGTTATGGGATATGAAAACTAATGAAGGATATAATAAAATTGTAGCCGCAATACAAAAGTATTTTGATCAAGCTATTAGTGGTAACTGGAGTTATAATCCAGAACATTATGAAAATAATGAGATTCCGCTGAGTACAATGGCAACAGATTTAGTTAATACATATAAATATGGATGGAAAACTTCATATTATCAAAATACTTATGATTCTAAAAAAGATGAAGATGAAGACGAGGATGAATTTGACATGGAAACAATAGTTGTACCTTCCGAAAATTGTGAAAGTTGCACGATATGAAAACTGTTTTTAATCCAAATCCTGTTGACTTTACAAAACAGCCAATGTTTTTCGGAGAACAATTAAATTCACAACGATATGATAATTTTAAATATCCAATTTTTGATAAACTCACTCAAAGTCAATTAAGTTATTTTTGGAGGCCAGAGGAAGTTTCTCTTCAAAAAGATAGAAACGATTTTAATGAGTTACAACCAGAACAAAAATTTATCTTTACATCAAATTTAAAATATCAAATACTTCTTGATTCAGTTCAAGGAAGAGGACCTGCTTTTGCATTTTTACCATATTGTTCACTACCAGAGTTGGAGGCTTGTATTGTTGTATGGGATTTCTTTGAAACACTACACTCACGTTCTTACACATATATGATAAAAAATCTTTATCCTGACCCCTCTGAAATATTTGATACTATTTTAGAAAATGAAATGATTTTAGAACGAGCAGCATCTGTTACCACAGCATATGATGATTTCATTAACTTTGCACATAGGTATCAACTAGGACTAGAAACAGACACTAAAACTCTTAAACGAAAACTCTGGAGAGCGTTAATTAATGTTAATATTTTAGAAGGAATTAGATTTTACGTATCATTTGCGTGTACATTTGCCTTTGGAGAATTACGATTAATGGAAGGATCTGCTAAAATTATATCTTTTATAGCAAGAGATGAATCTCAACACTTATCTATTACACAACATATAATTAAAAACTATAGAACAAATGAAAATGATAAAGAAATGTTAGAAGTAATCGAAGAAGAAAAAGACATGGTATATACTATGTACGATGATGCAGTAAAAGAAGAGAAAAGATGGATTGAATATCTTTTTAAAGATGGTTCAATGGTAGGGTTAAATGATAAACTTTTAAGTGATTATGTCGAATGGATAGCTAATAAAAGAATGAAAGCAATTAATTTAAAACCAATTTATAATATTTCAGTTAGAAATGACCCTCTTCCATGGACTCAACATTGGTTGAATTCCCGAGAGTTACAAAATGCACCACAAGAAACAGAAATTGAATCTTACGTTATTGGCGGAATTAAACAAGATATTACAAATGATACATTTAAAGGAATTAGTTTATAAAATAATGTCATATTTTTATAATAACTGGAATATTAAAGGTGAATTAGCTAAGGAAGATGATATATATGAAGTCTATGATAATACTAATTTACATCAATTAATTGTAAGTAAAACTATATTAAAACCTTATAAAAGTACTACAGGTCACAGACATAAAGGGCAAGAAGAAGTATATATATTTATTAAAGGAGATGCTCTTATGGAAATTGAACATGAAAACACTCAGACAATAAAAAAAGTTACTACTGGGTCAATAGTTCTAATTGAAGATAATGACTTTCACCGAGTTCATAATAAAACTGGAAAGCCGATAGAATTTATATGCGTTTTCAATGGGGAGAGGTCACATTAAAATGTCAGCAATTATCTATACGGCACCACTGTGTCCTTATTGTGAGTTAGCTAAACAAGTTTTAACTGAACGAAAAATTACTTTCCAAGAATTAGTTATAGGGGTGGAAATTACCAAAGGAGAAGCGGTTGAAGAATTAGGGGTTATATTTAAACAAGTTCCTCAAATAGTGCTTAACGGTATCCATATCGGAGGGTATACTGACTTAGTTAAGTTCTTTAAAAAGAAAGATCAAAATAATGGTGAACCGAAGTAAAATTAAAGGATCAGCATATGAAGCAAAAATACGTGATTTATTAACCGCAGAATTAGATATTGAATTTAAACGGATGCCTTTAAGTGGGTCACTCGAGTATTTAAAAGGGGATTTATGGACTCCCTTTGATACTGCAGGGTGGCCCTATTGTATTGAATGTAAACATTATAAAATGGTAAATTGGAATGGATTATTAACAGCAAAATCCTCTGATCTTTACGAATTCTGGGCACAATGTATTAGAGAAGCTGAAGTAATGAAAAAGAAACCATTATTGATCTATAGGTGGAATAGGTCAAAAGATTATGTTTGTTGGAGTGATGAACTAACTATTGAAAATCAAATAGAAATTAAATGTTTTGAATTTTATTTCAAAATGGGGTTATTAAAAGACTGGATTATGGAATACAAGAAAGGAAATTAAAATGAAATTATCAGAAAATTTTTCATTAAATGAGTTAACTAAGAGTCAAACAGCTGCTAGGCAAGGAATATCCAATCAACCTACTGAGGAGCATTTAGAAAATCTAAAAGCCTTAGTAGAAAATGTTCTACAGCCTATTCGTGACTCTAAAGGTCAACCAATTCGAGTTACTTCTGGGTATCGAAGTGCAAAGTTAAATGCAGCTATTGGAGGTTCAAGTAAATCTCAACATTCTAAAGGAGAAGCCGCTGATTTTGAAATCACAGGGTTAGATAATTATGAATTAGCAGAATGGATACAAAGTTTTATTCCCGAATTCGATCAACTCATTTTAGAATTTTATACTTCAGGAGATCAAAACTCAGGATGGATTCATTGCTCCTATAGTAGAGAAAAAAATCGTAAACAAGTATTAACAGCTAATAAAGAAAATGGAAAAACTGTATATCATAATGGGTTAGTTACTTAACTTAAAGGTAGACTAATGCCATAACTCATGGTATAATAATAAAAATGAAAGGTTAAATAATGACTGATGCTAAAGGCTGGAATGATCTAGCCGCTGTGCAAGATCAGTTAGGAGAAAAGAACAATCTTTTAATTATCGATGGAAATAATTTAGCATATCGTTGGATACAGCGTAGAAATTATAACCACTTTGAAGAAGATTATGTTAGAACTATTGAAAGTTTAGGAAACAGCTATAAAGCTAGTAGAGTTATAGTATGTTTTGATTTTGGTAAGAGTTATTACCGAATGAATATCTCTGACGATTATAAAAGCACACGAAAAAAACCCACAGATGAAGAAGAGATACAAAAATACCACGAATTTTTTGATTGTCTTAATACTATTTACGATGAATTATCGTATGACAAACATAAATATCGTGGTATTGAAGCAGATGATTTAATGACTTTTTTAGCTCTTAAATTATCGGAATCGTATGAACATACGTGGATTATCTCCAGTGATAGAGATTTATATCAATTAGTAAACGAGAATGTTAGTATTTTTAATATTTTCTCTCGTAAAGAAATTGATTTAGAATACTTACAAGATAATTTTGAAATAACTCCTAATGAATATTTGTTATCTCGATATATTGAGGGAGACAAAAGTGATGCCATAATAGGAGTAGAAGGAATTGGTCCCAAAAGGGCACAAGGACTCGCTAAAAAATATCAAAATTTAACAGATTTAATTAAAGCATTACCAGTTAGAGGAAAAAGTAAATATATTCAAAATCTTAATCAAAGTAAAAAATTACTTGAACGTAATGAACAAATGATTAATTTAACAAAATATAATAGAAATGCAATTATGGCAGGAAAAGATGGTGAAAAAGTATGGAAAGGATTAAACAAATATGCCGAATTTAGAAGTTAAAATTCAAAAAACAGAATTAGCTAAACAACTTGAGGAGTCATTAAAAATTAAATGGGAATTAAACCAACAATTTCCTTATGATGCAGGTTTTGATTTACGAGCTTGTATAGATAGAGCAATAACTTTATTACCCACTGGGCATACTACAATTCCAACAGGAATTCATGTAGAATTTAGTAAACCAAATTGGGAAATGCAGATTAGACCTCGTAGTGGGTTAGCAGCAGAACATGGGGTTACAGTATTAAATACTCCTGGAACTGTGGATTTTGGTTATCGTAAAGAGATTCAAGTTATATTATATAATTGTGATGTTTACGACGGGTTTCATATTCAACCAGGAGATAGAATTGCTCAAGCCTGTTTTAGAGAAATTCCAGAAGTAAATTTTACATATGTAGATGCAGTTTCAGAAACAATTACTATTCAAGACGATACGGCTAAAGCTGCAAGCTTGGCAGATGAAATGAAAAGAAAACTCTCATTAAAAAGAGGGGGACTAGGAAGTACTGGTAATCAATGAAAAAAATAGAAGCACCGCAATATGTCTTATTAATAGAGGTTATACCTTATTAGACCATGATTGGTGGATATGGGCCAACGAATCTAGGTATCATGCCCCATAAAAAAAACCCCTATTTAGGGGCTTTTTTTATTAATCCTTTTTTCTATGTCCCGATCCCACATATAACCCAAACCAAGCAGCTCCGGCTCCCACTAATGTAGAAACAAACCCTGCCTGTTCTAAGGTGGGGTTTTCTAATTCCATAAACCAATTCATTCCCCGATAAAAGGCTAATCCGTATAGTAACATTAAAACTCTGGGTACAACACGCCATCTATCAATCCGTTCTGAAGATACTTTGTTATACCAACCTTGTTCTACTTTTTCTTCTTTATGCCCACTACTGTCTACATTAACAATAGTTACTTTTTCGTCACTCATTAAAATCTCCAATCAAAATCAACACGTCTATAAGTATGAAAAGTAGAAGTTGATAATATAACATCATTTATAACTGCATCTATATTATCTTTCCAATAATATAAAAAATTATGCACTTTAGGATAAGTAGGAGAAATATCTCCTGTTTGCCAAGTAAATTCTTGAATTATATTACTATAATCTGGCATCCAATAAGAAATATTTACTAAAACAATAACCTGTTTAGAAAACATTATTTATCTTCCATACGATCTAATCTTTTTTTATTATCACTAATTTTTTCATTCTGTCCAGAATCAATTATGTTTTGAAGTTTTTTTGCTTTTTCACTCACACTATCCATATGTAATTCACTATTAATAATTTTCTCTAAACGTAAAAATGGAATTCGTTCATTAGGAACATATCTCCAAACATAACCTCTTCCATTCATTATTCCAAATACAGTAGTACTTAAACCAATTTTAACTATATTGGCATATTCTCCATCTAAATAAACATGATCTCCTTCTCGAAATGCAGGATTAATCCTGAATTTGAGACCTTGCATAAATTTAATAGAAAAATCTTTTAACCAAAGAGCTACTATTAAAGAAATTAAAATAGTAATCCAAGGCATTAAAAGCTCTGTTAATTTAAGTGTTTCTTGATTTAAAAGACTATTCATTTTCTAATTTATTTATCCTTTTCTCAAGGTCATCTATTTTTCTTGCAATATTAGGATTTATTTTTTTCCACGCATCTGCGTCTTGATTAAACCATGTCCACCCATATCTATCACGAATATAATCTAAGAAAAAATCCCACTTACCATAAAGCCATAATCCGATTCTAGTGTCTCGCATATATTTTACGAACATAGCACCAAAGACACTACCTACAATCGCTGTCCAGATCCAAAGGGTGTCTCCGAACATTCTATCAAGCATATCCATCATTAGTTATTATTTCTTTCTTGCTTTTTTTTGCAATTCTATTATTGTATTTATTTTCTGATCAAGTCTTATCATATCATTATCCAACATTCTAACTCTATCAATCAAGGCTATTAATGTAGTCTTTGCTTGATTTAGTTTAGGAAGTATTTCTGTTGTAACAAACTTCCATATAAAATAGATAAAGTAAGACATACCAACTGCAACCACAATAGGTACCCCATATTGATTAATCAATTCTGCCATATCCATATCAATCTTTCCTGGCGTCTTCTTTACCATCTGCAGCTGATATTCTTCTCACATCCGGTTTAATACCTAAAGCAGAACACACTAAAGTGTCAAGCCTTACTATTTCATTATTAATAGTTTTTACTCTATTATCAAGAGCTTTAATCATAATGTTTAAAGTTTGTACGCTACTAACAACAGAATTTAAAATGTATTTCAAAAGCAAAATGATAAAAAACCCACCGCCTATTACAGCTGCCACAGAAAAGCCAAGATCCGCAATTAATGTAAAAGCTTCCATAAGAGTAAATAATTACCGTTCCTTTATATAAATTCCCTCACTTTCTTAATAACTATTTTAATTAATCTGCATTTTTAGAGGCAGATTTGCCACCACAAAGACGAACTGAGTAATATGCAGCATATTTTTTCCATTTAGGAACTGGAGGTTCCGCAGAATTCATTCCTAATAAAAAAACTTTATCGGATATTGCCCTTGTTTTTTTCCAAGTAGGTTTATGAAAATTATTTCCGTGATAATATTTTCTTAAACTAGCATAAAGGTGATCGTGAATAACAGCACCACGAGCTACATCCCACGGAGCGATAAAAGCCCAACAGATACGGGGAACAGAAGCTAGGTCTGTTTTCATTCCTTTTTCACAGGTAATTTTACCTGTTAAATTATTTATATTTGCGCCTACCACCTCTAAACATCTAATTTGTTTACTAGTTAATTTGTTACTAATAAACGATAAACTTTTATTTAGCACCCACGTTTTAGGTGGTGTAAATTCAGCATTAATTTTTCCGTCAAATTGTCCCACAATATTACTCCACTGATACTTCTAATCTTTTTATTACTTTTTTTCAAATATGTTGGAAATACGTCGAACATAACGAATACCATAACAATCAATAATAGACTATCTCTCCAGGCAAAAATTAAATGTTCAATATAAGTTAAGTCAATATCTTTTGGATGCTTTTTATTAATAAACACTATACTCTCCAATTTTTAGTTAAATAAGAAAAACCCCTAACAAACAAAATTTTGCAAGGGGCTTAAGGGTTGGAATTATGATTATATCATTATTTTTTGTTACGCCGTATATAATTTCGTTTACGTTTTTTACGAGGTTTAGGGGCGTTTGCAACTCCAAAACTCCAATCTGCTGAAACTGTATTCTGTTTGCGTAGTCTTTTTAGTTTCCTAGGTTTTTGACTCCGTTGAAGAACTTCAGGAACAATTGTCATAATAATTTATTAGCTTTCTTATTTTCAGCAGTCTTTACTAAATCTTTAACTCTAGAAGAAGGATATTCCACAACTGGGTTATATCCTCTATTTCGAAGAGTTTCATAATAAAGAGACTGCTTTCCATATTCATCGTTCAACTTACGCTTTTCAGTAGGCGTTAGTGTATTTTCGGTGAAACCTTGAATCTCACCTCCTATATGAACTATGTCTCCATCTCCTCTCACTTTTTCTTGCTGTTCTAACTTTTGCCAGATTGAAGAACGTGGAGGACCAGCGTATCGACTAGCCATCAATACACCTAATATGTAGTTCCAGTTGATTTACTTTTTCTGGGTCCAAGTCTTCCCCTAGGACTACTAACTGCCTTACCCTGTGCTGATGTAAAATGAGCGACAGGGTCAGCATGTTGATTAACTTCAGCGCGAGTTGCTTCACGAGCTAGTTCTTCATACTGATAACGTGCTCGTTTACGAGTATCACTAAAAGTTGTGAGAACATCCTCAACAAAACCTTGAGCAACAGAACCAATTTTCATAATAGTTCCATCACCACGAATTTTCTTACGCTGAGCAATCAACTGAGCCTCAGTTAAATGAGGGGGACCTGCATAGCGTTCTTTAGCCATTTTAGCTTAATGAACCTTTAGCGGTAGTTCCGTAGCCAGGACGATAACCACTTAGCTTCTTAGCTTTTTGTGGACCTTTAGAAACTCCATCAATCGGTTCTAGACGTGCTTTACCTTTTACTTTTGGACCCGCGTTAATAAGTCCAGGCGCAGCATATAAGACTTCATTAGAATTAACTGGATGAGTTCCGCCAAGAGGTCCCTTAGAGGTCCCTCCAGCAGGAGTCTTATCATAAGATCCCATAAGGTCAGTTCCAGCTCCTGGAACAGTTAGAATACGACGCGAAGGGGCATCTACTCCTTTTTTTGCCATTACTTTCTCCTTTTAATGAAAGATAAATATTATCCTTCTTACTCCCTCTATATTACAGGGATTTTGGTTGGTTGTCAAAATTTAAATTTTTAGCTTATACATAAACGATATTTAACTTCGTTTACGTTTTATTTCAGCAATTTTCTTGGAATTGGTCGTTCCATATAACATTCTATATGCACGATCACGAATTTTTTTACGATCTGCTGCTGATAATCCCTTAGCTTTGGGTAACATCGCTAATGCACTACGAGCATGAGATTTATCGGGCATTGGAAAACGATAACGCGTGGAACCTCCACGAGGTCCTTTGGTTTTTTCAACGATAGTTGCTGAAGATTTACGTGTTTTCGTTTTTATAGAACGTCCCCCACCTGGATGTTTTTGCATAATCCTAGAAGATGAACGTCTGCTTTTCTCAGGCATTTTACTTCTTCTTTTTAAACCCGTAAGAACCTTTAGGTTTACGAGTTCCTTTAGCTACATCACGACGTCCTTTCATAGACATCTTTTTGCCTTTCTCTTTACCACTTTTTGCACCAAGTTGTTCATCTTTTCGGTCATTATAACCTTGTTTATAACCAGCCTTATAATCTGGTGAAGTTTTTTTAGCTACCATTTATTTTCTCCTTTTTTTAGACTTTTTCTTTTTACCAGCCATCTCTAAAGCAATTGCAGTAGCTTGTTTTATACCATAACCTTCTTTACGTAATTTACTGATATTACTATAAATAGCCTGTGGATTTTTTCCTTTTTTAAGAGGCATTTTCTTTCTTCTTTCGATCTATAACTTCTTGGTTAAGACGCTTAATATCCTCTGCCCATTGTTTAGTTTCTTCATCACCAAGTACACCTAGTCTACGAGAAACTACATCAGGCAATAAACCTAGACTAGCACAGTGCATCGCATGGTTCATAGTTCCAAAGGCTGATATATTACCATTCGACATAACGTATTTGCCATCGTCTCTATAGTTGCATGTATCACTAGATGTTGAAGCTGTAACACTCCCTATAAGTATAATAGTTGCTGCAGCAGAAACTAAAAACAACGGTAATTTTCTCATTTTAATCCTTCTCATCTTCATTCTCTTCTTCTTCTTTTGGCTCTGGGTTATCACCAATAATAAATCCATATTTATTCTCTCGTAAGAAAATTCGAATCTCTGCTATTGGGCGACTCCAAGCCATATGAGATACAACATTACCCCACCCATAAGCAGATACCATACTAGGAACACCTATTAATTCATATGTTCTCCGAGGACTATATACATATAAGCTGCCACCAGAATTTCCAAAAATAATAGGGGAACTTGAAAGATATAATTCATTACCATCTTGATCCCTACCATAACCAGCTAAAAGACCCATTGTAGGAAACGGAGGTTTCCCAAGTCCTGCACCTACTGCATAAACAGTCTGAAAAATCCACGGACCCTCATCTAATCCCTCTGGATATAAAGTAGCTACATAAGGCATTTGTCGCTCAGTGTCTTTAACCCTTAAGAGCGCTAAATCCCGACTCTTATCATAGGCCATAATATCAGCTATTCGTCCCATTGTACCAATAGCAGTACTAAAGTTATTATATTCCCATAAATCAATATTTACAGGGCGTCGATTTTCGGTTTCAACGTGTTTATTTTTTTCGGGACTCCAAACTTCAGTTATTTTTATATAATTTTGAATCACATGGTAATTTGTAAGAACATAACTTGCATAACTCTGATTTTCATCTAACTCAGAATAAATTACCGTGCCAGAGCCAGTACCATTAGCTAACCTTACAAGCACTGTCGGATATAACATTTCCATATGTTCTTGCTCAGGTGTAATCCCACTTTTCTTAGGATTAGCATAACCCAAAGAAGTACTAAATATTAAAATTGCTACTAAAAACACTGTTGAAAATATCTTCATTATTTTTTTCCCTTCACTTATCTTCGTCGATAATCCATTAATCATCCGTAGTTGTACAGTCACAACAACCAGAACCAGGTACACAAGGACTGCATTCACAAGGGTCACACATACACTCAGGAATAGGACACGTTACTGAATTCTCTGACATAATAAACACCTCTTTTTTAAAAAATTTACACGCAAAATAATGTATAAATTATACTTAATTTTTATACAGTCGGCAATATTTAAATTATTAAATTACAACTTACCAACCACCGCATAAATTAATTTAATTCCTAATTCATCAGAAGACTCTAAGGCTCTTCCAACTACAGCAAAGATATTTTTTGTCTCGGCTGCTATTGCAATCCCAGTCTGAGAACTTGCTACCAAACGTTGTCCTTTTAAAACTTTACCAATTACTTTTACTGGAACTTTACCTGCTAAAGCAACATAGGGATGAGTCTCGTTAGAACCACCACCTGCATTCATAGCATAAGCAGGCTGGGAAGAAATCACTCCAAAAACATCAGGGGTACTTTCACGATCAGTTTTTGTAATTTCTTTTTCTCCTCCAATCATTACAACATCCCCATCTTCTAACAACATATCAGACTCAAATCGTTCCGCCAAGTCAGCGTAAAGAGCAGAAGTTGCTTGCCCATAAAAATTAGTAGCATGCATTGAACGCCATTTATTAGCTGCACCTCCAAGATCATAAGTAGTAGTAGCATTAGGATAAAAACCTCCAACATTAGCTAAAGTACGAAGTGTCCCTCCTGTAACAACTCCTAGTTGATTAGTAGGAAGCCAACTAAGTCCCGTATTGATTTGGGCATTACCGCATAGAGCGGGAGTAGTTTCACTGCCGCCACCAAGCCGTACTTGTCCAGTTAGATGAGTATTACCATTAACTTCTAGATTAGCTTGGGGTACTCTACCATCATTATACCCAACTGCTAAACTTCGAGTAACAGAAACATTACCTGTTACATTTGCAGCATAAGAAATTGAAATGGGATTAGCTAGTTTAGCAGAAGTAATAGTTCCGTCGGCAGGAACACTTACATCAGCAATGGCTCCAGCAGCATTAGCTGTTCTTAAATAAAGACGATTATTAGCAGCACCAGCAGAGTTGCCAACTACACAAATTAACTCACCCTCTTCGAATGCCGTAAATTTCCCTCCAGATCCTAATGCGCCAGCAGTTGCTAAATCTTTAACAATTCTAGTTCCTATTCCAACCCTTGTAAAATTACGAATTATATGCCCAGCCTGTCCTCTAAAGTGATTACTATCTCTAATATAGAGAGCAGCATTAGCAGAATCCCTATAAAGCATTCCATCTTTAAGAGCAGTACTTCCTTCATTAACAACGTCCCCTGCCGCAGGTAATTGATTCCCATAAAAACATCTAAGCACTGCCTCAAAACTACTATTCCAATTCGTGCGTGAAACAGCCAACGTTTGAGACGCTGCTGGTAATGTAAAACTATATGATGACATTTTTTATTTTCTCCTTTTAAATTCCTACTGCTTCTACAGTAACTTTGCCTACGTTTATAAGTCGATCAGCGGCTGATTCTTGATCCTTTCCAGGATAATTAGTACTATCTACTATCGCCCCATTTGAAGCAAAATATAAATTAACATTAGCATATTGATTCGTAACATTACTCACCACAGCTATAAGACCAATTCTAGTATTACTAATAGTAGCTGTTACCGAAGGAGCATTTTTAAATTCAGTACTTATATAATTAAATCCTACTCCATCTTTACCAGCATCAACAGTTGGCCCTTTAGTAAGAATAATATCTTTTGTTTGTATAAAAGTTTGTTCTGCTAATTCAATTGTATAATTTAAAGCTTCTAAAAGATAGTTATTCTGAGCTGGATTTGCGTTTTGAACCTGTAATCTTACTTGAAAAAATCTAAATTTCTGATCACTAGCAGTAGCACCCAAAAAACCACTAGCTGTATTAAAGCTTACAAAAGCATTAGTTTTTACATTACCATTTGAAGCCTGAGCAAATACAAAGTTGGTAGGGTCACTTGCCAAATGTACATTACTAGTAGCTAAACGTATATCGACGTTTTGGGTTATAACAGATGGATCACCAAAAAATGATTTAGTAGGAATATCAAGATATTGATTTAAATTAACTATTTTATAGGTAGCTGCGTTTTGAGTTACATTAGGCATTGCATTAGCTGTTATACGATAACGAGTACCTACTCCCGCAACAACTTGAGAAGTATAGACATTTCCTAATTCAAGAGCCACTGCATTTATTTTACCTGCAATTAATGCAAAAGAATTAGCATTAGCAACATCTCCAGCATGCTGCCCTGAATTCCAAATAGCATAAATATTTCCACTAAATACTTTAGCATCATTTAATGTAGAAACTGATCCTGATAGATCGGTTGAATTAGACGTTAATGTATGAGTAATAAAATTATCAAAAGCTAATGTTTCGGAACTAGATACAATATGATCACTAAGAAAGTCACCAATTCCTATGCCTCCAGATGCAGCTTTATCTATAAGAACGTTAGCTGATCTTATTCCTGGTCGTCCTTTATGTACATCACTTGTTGCCGAAACTATCTCTATACCTTGAGAACTACCCCAAGTATCTGAACTAATTACATTAGAACTTAAAGAAACTATAATTTTACCTGTTACATTAGATCCTAAATCTCGAATTTGAGCTATATACTCAGCTGCTCCTCCAGAAGCAATACGATCATGAGCATCATCAGTTTCACTCCAACCACTTGCTGTTCCATTAGAATTATCTATTTTTGTACTGGGCGTTTGAGCAGTAATCGTAGCATCTCGAAGTAATCTATCTGCATAAACTAATCCATCTCTATTTCCCGTATCACTCGGAAAATTAGTCTCTGCAGAATTAGAATTTGTAACTGCTGCTCCCAACTTAGTATTAGCAAATGGTTTATTAGGAGAACTTTCACTATAAGCTTTGTAAACATCTTGTGATTGTGAGCGACGAGCTTGAAATTGGTAACCAGTATAATCAGCACTTGCATTTCTACTTGTATCTACTGTACGAATTATATAAGTACCCATTTCATAATCAGGTACAGGAATAGTTACATTAGTAGCAGGAGCAGATACTAAAGCTACTTCACGCGCACGTCCAAATGCAGCGGACAAGTCACTCTGACTATCTACATCTATTTTCTCTGTTAGTCTTCTGATTTCAATATGTTCTAAATCCAAATCTTGAAGAATAGGTGCTCCATCGGTTCCCACCGTTACTGGTAGGGTCCAATTCATCACTATATTATTATCATTTTGTCCAACAATAAAACTTAATACGTTAGAAGGTTGTTCAGTTTTACCTATAATTTGTTGACTAACTTCATGAGAAATACCTCTAACGTCTTTATTTAAAGGAGTAACTCTAACTAAGAGAGTAATTTGTCCTTGAACTATTCGATCAATGTTTTGTAAAGTAAATCTTATTACTCCATCCTCTGCACCTTCTTGATTAACTTTAACGGTATTAAAAGAAGTTAACGGTAATAATTGATTAACATTACCGATAATTTGAGCAGTTCCAGAAATCCTATAAGAAATTTCATAGTCAGTTACTGATTGATTCTCAATAGTATCAAAAGAAATGGTTGCACGAGTAGAAATACCTCTTGTCGTATCAAGATATAAACTTTCTGTAATAGAAAGATTTTGAACTCTCTGAATTGGTATCTGTCTAACAACAACTGATTGACTTGTATAAGGACTAAATCTTCCTGCAGAATTTTTATTTCGGGCTCTTACCGCATTTAAACCTATAGGAACATTAGGAATAATTTTTCGAGAAGGTTGACCAAAGAAATATTGTTCATACTCAAGTCTACTTGCTAATTGATAAATTTGATTATTAGCCAAATTCCAATTACCTGGATGAGATGTAGCATTATAATCAAAAGTTAGAGTATTAGAAGTTTGAAGAACATTTCCTATAAATCCTAATGGATCATTTGTAATATTAATTAAAGTTGCTCCACCAACATTAGCTCTAAGAGGAGTACTTAGAGTAAGACGATAAACAGTATTAGCAGTAATTCTTGCATTATAATCTTCAGGAAAATGGGGGTCATAACTTACATTAGCTACAGCATAAGTATTTCCTGTAAATAATGTTACATTATCGCCTTTTTCAATCGCAGGAACAGTATAGTAAGTAGCCTCAGTACGGGATCTTTGAGGGTTATTAACACTGTCAAAATCAAAATTAAGATTATTACTATCAGCTGTAAAAGAATAATCAGAATCAGTTATTAAAATTCCATCAATATAAAATTTGATAAAATTCTTATCCTTAACATTAACTCCAAGTGGTAAAGTTTTATTTCCAGTAAATCCTTTAACATTATTGTCAAGAATTAAAGTCCTAGTAGACCCAGCAACATAAACATTTCCTGCTTTAACAGTATTCGGTCTCCATCCAGCTGTAGTAGTAGTAGTTGCCGCTCTTAAATGATCTTTATCAATTAATTGAGAAAAAGTAACATAAAAAGGAGCTGTTGGGATAGTAGTAGATAGAGTCTGATCTCCAGCATGTTCATTTACAATTTCTACAAAATTTTGAGATATATCATATGTTGCAATATTATAACTAAGTTCAGTACTCGTTGGTAATGCTCCTACAAAATTTTCGGGAGAAATATCTGTAGTTTTATCCTTTAAAGGAATAGTAACAAAATCAAAACCTTTTATAAATCCACTTGCTGCTTGAAAAGTAGTATCATTAACAGCTAAAACATGTTTATCAAAATTATAATCATGTAATTGATCAAAACCAACTACAGTAAATCTTAAATTTCCATTTGGTCTATCATCAGTTTGATTAACTACACTAGCAGAGTTTGCAAGTAGCGGAATGCTTCCAAACGTAGTTTGAAAACCATTTTTTCCTAATAAAATAGAGGCAAAATTATTAGAAAAATCAGATGTATTAGCTAATTTAAATTTAATATTTGCCATTAGGGAATCACCTTAAGAATATCAGATATACTACTTGGAGTAGCGTATTCATAAATTGTTTTAATTGCAATTGGATATCCTGATACATTTGTTGAATCCGAAACTTCAAGATCAGTCACTATTGTTCCATCAGGAAGATTATGTGGGTATGGTGTCAATTTAAAGTCAGGAGTAGGAGGGGGTACTAAAGGACTAAAAGTATCTACATAACGCACCGGAGTATAATTAATGGCGGTGTCTGAATCCACAAAAACATTAGCGATATACTCTGAAGCGGTAACAGTAATTTTTTCTTCTTCGTCTCTCGAAATAGTTGAAACCTTAAAAAATTTATCAGTAGTATCACGATAAAAACTATTAGGATCAACTTCTCCTAAATTCCAGGAATCACCAATTGCTGGTCGAGTATTTGAACTCCACGCAAAATTACTATTCCAAGTTTTAGTTTTCAGATCAAAATATTTAATAGCTCGAACCTCGATAAAATCAGCCCCTGTTACAACATTTGAAACTACATTAGCCGCGGCATTTCCGCTTCCACCCACAATCGTATTAGCTGCGGTATTAGATAACATATATAAACTAATATCTTCATTTCGATTACTAAAAACTCGTAATCCTACTGGTAAGGTATTAGCTGTAAAGGTAGACATAGTAATAGCGGGAACTGTAAAATGTTCCAATCTTATATTAGCATAACTAGAAGTAAGAAGGGGGTTGGTAGGTTGTGTGGCACTAGATCCTCGTAAAGTACTATTTCCGCTTACTCTTCCCCCGAATCCGTAAGATGTTCCAATCATTTTTTGTTGAACGGCAATTAAATCACCAGGAGATAGACCTATAGCTGAAGTATCTGTCTCAAATCCTATTTTTCTTCGAACAAATTTACTTGATGCTATTAGATATTGAGCATATCGCATAGCTTGACTTCTACGAGTTACACCAGGTAACTCAATACTTTGAATATTCTCAATTTGATTTAATTCATCAACAGAAATGGGGTCATCCACTCTCATTGTTTCTCTTTTATAATGATTATTAGGATTAATATAATTTATATCTACCCCTGTAATAATATCGCTCTCACTAATACCACTAATTGCAACACTATCGGGTTTCATATTAGTTTCATTAAAAACCATAATAGGTACTTCATCTGGCATATCAATTTGAAGAGATAATTTTCCACCACTATAAATAATAACTGATCTTAGTGTTCCACAAATTTGATTTAATAAATCAAACGCTTGTTGTTGGTCACTTAGTAATAAATCTAATATAAATCTGCGTTCTTTTACAGCAATACCTTCATTAATTCCCAATAAAGTTTCTCTAACTGTTGCAAATTTAGTTCGGGGCTTATGTCGATAACTACCATCAGAAAATCCATCTACTCCATACCATTTTCCAGTGGTTACATCTACTCCATCACAATATTGGGCAATTTTATAAAATTGAAATTTATCAATGTTTTCTTCAGGAATTCCTAATCCATAATTAGGATTAATTAACAAATCAAAAATTATCCATGCAGGATTTTGAGTCCAAGAAAAAACAAATGCTCCGTCCCAAATCCCTTTATAAATTTGAGGGTTAGCAGCTGTATAAGTAGTATCAGTGCCTCCACTCTGTAATCTATATCCATGTGTAGTATAACCATTAACTCCAGTTTCGGGTAATTCTAATTCTCTCCAATCTATTTCTCCATTAGCTAAAATAGGCTGATCATAATTAGAAGGAACTGGTGTTAATAATCCTTTTACTATACTAGTTGCTGTGGGAACTCCGCCAACATGTTCATTATGAGCTAATAAAGCATAACCTACTGCAGATGTCCTCGGATAAGCAGTTCTTTCTTCTTTAATTTCTAGCCAATTTTGAAAAGAAACTACATCTTGAATCTTAGAAGAATCCGAATCATCAGAAGTTTTCTCAATAGTAAATTTATATCCACCCCTATTTCGATCTTCTTTCGCAATAGGATAATTTATTTGAAATTGAAAAGGTGTATTTGTTTTATTATTAAAATCTTTAGTAATTCCAGAGGTTGTTTGATTACCATTATCATCAGTAGTTTTTAATATATCAGTTCCTGTTCTATCAAATACTTTAATATTTATACTCAAATTATAGTTAAAGATACTTCCACTAGTATCCATTCTTAATAAACTTTGAATTGAAAATGTAAAAGTTATGGCACTAAAGTCATCTACACTTGTATTTTGAAGTGTTACTTTTGATTGAGGAACTCCTATAACATTACCTTTACGTAAAGTAATAGCACTTGCTAAAGATTGCGGAACAACTGTTCGAGTACCAAATACAGGCATCTCTGATTGAGTAAGAGTTCCTGTTCTTTCTAAAGTTTTAAATAAATCTGTATTAGCCGCACCATCTCCATCTAAATTAATCAGATCATCAATAGTTCCTTCATTTAATTCAATATCTTGAGGTCCTAACGGATTAATTCTATAAATAGGGCCTTCACCTAAAGCAATAGTTGTTAAAACAATATCTGTAGAAAATAAATTATTAGGTTCCTCAGTAGGAGCTGGAGCAGGTGAGCCTCCCCCTTTTCCTCCACCTTTATTATGAACTCTAAACCCATTAACAAAAAAAGTATGATAATCTTTTACAGTTAATGTATAAACTACTTCTGGTTGTAAGTGTTGAATTGATAATATTTTTTGAGGCTCATTTTTTAAATCAAGTAAATAATCACCTTTTTCAAAATCTGAAGCATAAGCATATTGGCCATTCGCTTTTAATACCCAATGATTAGGAGTAGCTATTAAACGCCCCATCCCTAACATAAATTCTAATACTTCTTGTTTACCATGAGTATAAACTTCAGTAACAGGTCTAGTTAATACTTCTCCGTCGGGAGTATAACAAAGAACATTATCACCAATCTGAAAATCTTTAATAGCCGTACTTCCTGAAGGAGTTAATACTAAAGCATCTCCTGGAAAGCATCCGCCTTTAGCTCCATGAATAGGTGGAGCTGCATTAATTGTAGTAATTTGACGTTGAGACATTTAATTAGCTCCTGGAGGAAATAACGCTGAAACTTTTATAAACTCATTTCGTCCGTGTTCAATAGTTCTAATTTCTCCACTCACAAATTGACCTCCAATACGAGTTCTTCCGTATATAATAGGAACGGGAACATTAGAATTTGTAGTATTTTGTAACCCTTGAAAAATTTTATTCTCTGACCTAGCCTCCGAGTCAGTAGTTTGTGCACCTTCAACAGCAAGCTTTGGGGGTTTCATCATCATTGTCATGACTCCACTGATAATCATGCTAACGCCCATCGATATCATCATACTAGCTACACTCATACCAGCAATAGTCAGTGCCCCTGTAGTTATCGTCGCACCTGCGAAACCTCCGGCCGACAACATCACTCCCGCTATTGGGGGGAAATAAATGGCTATTACTATTAAGGCAATTC